GGAAACAGCCAGCCTGACCTCTCCGACGCAGCAGCAAAGGCCGACAAGGCGATCGCAGCGGCCAAGGCAAAGCCGAAAGTCCCGTCGAGCATGGCATCAATCCCGTCAGCGCCAACCCCGCCAACGGACGAAATGCAGGCGATTGGGCAAATGTCCGTCCAGCAGATGCAGGACCGAATGATGGACATGCCGCGAGAAAAGATCCTCGCCTTGCTGGCCCGCCAGATGTAACACCGAAACAACTCCCGCCGTGATGGCGCGAATTCCTCTACAGGAGCATCAAAATGAGCACTACTTCCGTAGCATACGGATCTGACCAACAAGTCAAGATCCAATCGGTCGGCCTCTTTGCGGCTTGTATGCAGCGCAAGACCGGCCTCAATCGCATGGCCGGCAAGATGAGCAAGCAGGCCGACGCCAGCGGCAATATCCGCATGGCTTCGACCAACAAGATGCCGATTGTCCGCGTTCAGGAACTCTCGAAGGCTGCCGGAGACGAGGTGACGTTCGACCTCGTCAACCCGATCAAGGCCGTTCCGATCATGGGTGACGAATGGGCGCAAGGCAAAGGCGCGGCGATGACTTTCTCCGCCGACCGCTTGCGCATCAATCAGGCCAGGTTCCCGGTGTCTGCCGGTGGCGCCATGACTCAGCAGCGTACCCCGCACCAACTGCGCCCGCTGGCTCAGGACCAAGCGCTGTCGGCTCTGGAGCGCTTCTCCGACCAAGCAACGCTGACCCATTTGGCCGGCGCTCGTGGTTTCCATGACAACATCGAATGGTGTGTTCCTGTTGCCAGCCACGCTGATTTCGCGAAGGTCATGGTCAACACAGTTCGCGCACCGACCCGTAACCGCCATTTCCTCTCGACCGGATCAGGCCTTGAGCAAGTCCCGACTGGCGGCTACACGATTGCGACGACCGACGTCTTCAACACCGATGTGGTCGACGGCATCGCGACATGGCTAGACGGCATGACGCTTCCGATTCCTGGCGTTGAATTCCCCGGTGACGAAGCCGCTCAGGATTCGCCGGTCCGCGTGCTGATGGTGTCGGCCGAGCAGTACAACAGCTTTGTGCAGAGCACCAACTTCCGCACCCTGCAGGCGAACGCTCACTCTCGGGCGCAGCTTGCCAAGAATAACCCGGTGTTCCTCGGCGATGCGCTGATGTGGCGCGGCATCCTGATTATCAAGATGCCCAAGCCGATCCGCTTCTACCCCGGCGATACGGTGCAATGGTGCGCAGCGACCACTTCGGCGACGGAGACGGCCGGCACCATCCCCGCGCTTGGCGCCGGCTACGCAGTGGACCGCGCCATCCTTCTCGGCGGGCAGGCTGTCGCTGAAGGCTTTGGTCGGCACAACGGCAGCGGCGGAAGCTACTTCACCGCGGAAGAAGTGACCGACTTCCAGAATCAGCGCGAATACGTCGTCGGCGAAATCGCCGGCCGGTCGAAGATCCGCTTCTTGGTGGATCACGGTTCCGAGCAACAGTACACCGACTATGGCGTTGCGGTATTCGATACCGCTGTTCGTCTGGCCGGCGTCTAAGGAGATTTGACAAATGGCAACTATCACTAAAAAGAACCTCCGCAACGAGCGTTCGCACGCTGGAGCATTCGGGAATGCTTGGTCGCAGATTTATGGCTTCCAGACCAACGCATCGGGTTACATCGTGGATTCGGACACGCCGGCAGCCGCTGTTGGGGCTACCGACGTCATTCGTCTCGGCATTCTCCCGGCTGGACTTCAGCTCGCAGATGCGACGGTGCTGATTTCCGATGGATCAACGGCGGGCATCACCTACAAGCTCGGCTTTGCCTATGTCGACGGCGTCGATGTAACCGCCGTTCCGCAGGACGATGATTATTTCGTCGTTGCTGGTACGTCGGCTGCAACCGCTGTGCGCCAGGTGGCGAATAACACGGCCGTCCGCCCTGTCACGCTGCCGAAAGACGCGTATCTGATCTGGACCAACGCCGTCAATGCGCACGCCTCTGTGTGCGTGGTTGATGTTGTGGTTGAGGGCACGCTGGTCGGGGTGTAAGCAACACCGCGCCGGGGGCTTTCGGGCTTCCGGCGCACTTCAAAGGGAGTGAAATGCGAGACACGCAGACAATCGTCTATATCGGGCGCCGCGAGATTCACAAGGATACCCTTTACGGCACCGGAGAATGGGCGAAAGGCCAGCACAAGCTGGTTGACGTCGTGGTGGCGCTCAAGATGCTTCGCCATCCTGATGTGTTTGAGGCAGGCAAGGTTGAAGCGGTTTCGACTGTTGTTTTCCCGGAGCCAAAGGCTCCAACTAAGGAAAGCGACACGCCTGACGATGTTCAGATGGCCCTGGACGCCATCAGCACCATGCCGGCCGACGCGCTGGCGTCGTTCGTTAGGGAGAATTTCCAGCAGAAGGTCGACAAGCGAAAGTCAGTTGAAAACCTGCGCATTGAAGCGATCCGGCTTCTTCATCAGTTTGGGCTCGCAGCGTGAATCTCGGCGAGCTGATTGATGCGTTTCGGCAGGATGAGCTGGACGCCAACGGCGACCCGCTTATGACTACGCCGAACCTCGTCCGATGGTTCAATGAGGCAGTCGAAGAGGCTGCCATCAGAAGCAATTTGCTTCGCAAGACGATTGATTTCCCGTTGGTTGCCGGCGACTTTGAGCTTGATCTGCCACCAGAAATCATCGAGATACGCACCTCGCGAATCGTTGAAGACGGCCAGACGTATCACCTTGACCCAACGGACAGATACGAGCAGGACCGGCTGTATCGCGACTGGCGCGATACAACGGCAAGGCCGACAGCGTTTATCCATGATGACAAGTCGTTGACGCTGAATCGCATCGTGGAAACGGCATCAGTGCTGTATCTGGAGTGCTACAGGCTTCCAGAAAACAAGATGGTTGACGACTCGGACGAGCCGGAAATTGCAGCCACTCATCACCGGAAGCTGGACGGGTGGGTAAGGTTTCGAGCCTTCTCGGTTCCAGATGCCGACTTTGGCGACAAGACAAAAGCAGCCCAAGGGCTCGCAGACTTTGAAGACTATTTTGGGCACCGGCCTCGTGCGGATAATCGCCGCGCGAACAATGCCAATCGCCCGCACAGAGTAAAGGCATGGTAATGAACGAATACTTCACAGGGAACCCAAGCGATCATGAGGCGTTTGTGAGGATTGTTGATCCAAGCAACTACTCTGTTGCAGTCACAAACCTATCACGTGGAACTATTCCGGTTCGCGCTGGACTGAATTGGGCGCAGAACTTCGCGGCAGAACAGGCGACAGCGACTGAAACAATTACTGCGTCAAGAAACCTTGTTTTCAATGACTCAGGGAAGTTTCTTGTTTGCGACTCCGGCAGCGCAATCGCTCTCACTGTGCCATCTGACGCAACCGCAGGCTGGACCGGAGCAGTCACAATCGCCGCCTGCCGAAAAGGCGTCGGAGCTGTGACATTCGCGGCCGGGGCAGGCGTGACGCTCCGTGGCGACCTTGCTACGCCAGCGCAGTACGGCAGCAAGGGCATTGTGCGTATCGGCGCCAATGAGTGGACGGTCATCGCATGAATCCGTGGATTCCTCACCTACTGCGGGCTGGGGGCGGCGGCGGGGCTGTGCTTCCACCTGCTGGCCGCACTATGCTGGCCAATCTCACGTCTTCGCTGATCCTGGACGAAGGCACTGGCGGCCCTACGTGGTCCAGAGCTACGAAGGCTTGGGGCTTCAATGAACTCGGGTATCTGGAGGAGATAGCTAGTGGCTGTGCGTTCTTCGGCGGGGCTAGGCTGGTGCGGAATACCGTCAGGACGAAGAGTGAAGACTTTAGTAACGCGGCTTGGACTAAGACAAACTGCACAACACCGTCCTCTAATGTCGTGGTTTGCGCTAATGCAACAAGTGGACAGTATATAAGCCAGTTGTCTGGCGGCACATCTATTGTTGTAGGTACGCGGATGGCGTACTCGTATAGAGTTAAGCGCGTTGTTGGCGGAGTTGATTTTTTGCAGATAGTTCCCTCAAGCGCAACCTACGGCTCTTTGCAATTCGTGAATATTTCACTTGTTGACGGATCATACGCGGCTACGGGGTGTAGTGCTACTGTGACTGCCGTATCTGCCGACACGTTTGATGTCACTATATTTCCAACTGCCACTGTAACTGGTGGCGATATCTGTAGTGTAGCAATGATAAACGCGATGACAGACGTTAGATTGCCGTCTTTCATCGGCGACGGCGTAAAATCCTTCGAGCTTCTCCGGGCCTGGTCAGTAGATGTCACCAACTACGACGCCTCATACATCCCCGAATATGTCTCAGTCGGCGTAGAAGCTTCTCCCTACTTCGGCGCAGGTATCGACGGTGCCAAGTACTTCGAGACAGACTGGCAAGGCGCACCCATTGCAGCGGCGAATCTTCTTAGGGTCAGGAGAGAAGCGTCGGCGATTAATAATCTGTTGTATTGCAGGGATTTGACACAGAAAGAATGGACACAAACAGTCGGTGGGCCTGGAGCAGAACTGATAACAGCTGATAGAACGTTCGCAACTAGCACTGGGTGGTCGCTTAATCTTGGCACAGGAACAGCGACCATTTCTGGGGGGACAGCAAACGTTGCTTCCATAGATGGCTCGTTTGTTTCGATCTTTTTGAGTCCACAATTTACAGTGACTATAGGTAAGACATACACCATTGAATATGACGTTACAGCAACCACCGGGACTGGTATTCGTGTCGATTTTGCCGGAGTTTCTGGCCCAGCACATACAACCACTGGTACAAAAAGACACACTATAACCGCAGTAACGACAGGAGCCTTATCTGTAGTCAGAGGTGGCGGCGGTGCTTCAAGCGGTTCCATAGATAACGTCTCATGCAAAGAATCGGCTGTTCAGTGTACGAAAGCCACCGGCCTAGACGGCATCGCCAACACCGCCACAACCCTGACCGCCACCGCAGCAGACGCCATCATCCTGCAACCAATCACACTAGCCTCCGCAGCCCGTTGTGCCTCGGCTTATATCAAGCGCAGGACAGGGACAGGTACTATCTCCTTCACGCAGGATGGCGGCAGCACCTGGACTGATATTACCTCTCAGATCAACAGCAGTACGTGGTCAAGGGTGGAAATCACTGCAACGCTGGCTAATCCGTCTGTTGGCTTCAAGATAAGTACGAGCGGCGATGAGATTGATGTTGATTGCGTGCAGAATGAAGCAGGCGCAGTGGCTACGAGTCCGCTTGTCACAACGACTGCGACGGTGACTAGGAACATTGATATGCTGAGTTACCAATCTGCGTCCAATATAGATTTTACTGTCGGCACTGCTTTTGCAAGATTTGGGTCGCCTGCCTCGGCATATATTGGCTATCCGATATCTTGTGGAAACGCCGGGCGTATATTATATGGAGATACTACGCCAGCAATTAGGGTTTATGACGGAACTACTGTTATCAGCAAACCTACCGCGGGCTTTATTAATGGTGGTTTTGTCAAGGCGGCATCTTCTTGGAATTCTGGTAATAGCACGCAGAAGTTGTCCGTTGATGGAAGTGCTGTAGTGTCTGGAGCTTTTGATGGAAGTATGGGCTCTGGAGCTGTAATTAATATTGCTTCCGAAACATCAAATGCACAACCAGTTTATGTTGGCCCCGTCGCCATCTACAACTACCAAATGACTGATGCAGAACTACAGGCGCTGACGACATGAGCAATATTCTAGCTACCTTGCATCCCTACTCTAGAATCCCTTCCGGCTCTGTCTATCGCGGAGACGGCAAATTCGACATGCTTGAACTGGCGCCGTTTACGCTTGTGAGTGTAAAGCGCAAGGAAGTCAATGATGCCGGTGCAGCTACTTTCACCGCTCTCGGCGAGACGATCAAGACTCGACTGGAGTTGCGGAAGCTTGCACAAGCTGAGCATAAGGCGCAGAAGCTCAAGGCTATCGCATTACGACGTGAGGAGGTAATTGCTGCGCGCTACCTTGATCTGACGACGAGGATTGCAGCGCTTGACGTGTCGATAGCTGGGACACAGCAGAACATCG